GTTTCCTTCGGTGTCGTTGCTGGTCTGTGCTGCACCAGAGATTCCATTGTGCCTGACGATACACAGATGTGCAACACAAAGATGCACAAAGTTTTCCGAGGGGTTCTAGGGTTTGTCCGTCGTCTCTCTTTAACGACACTCCCCCCCACCACGCACTACCTTTCTAATGCCCATATCGTGGACAGACATGCCGTCTCTCGTGCGCCTATGCCAATGCATCAGGCATGCAAGGCCAATGCGTATCCCTATAAGTAGGGAATCTGAGACGGAATCACCATGCATTAGATAGTTCATCTAGTGTTTCCCCTTTAGAATCAAGGGGTTACATGCATGCACCCTCGAATCCCTGTCGCTGGCGTGCGCTCTCCCAGTCCTACATGTACCCCCTAGGGTCTCTCAGGAACCCTTTCGCAAAAGCCGGTAAAGCCCTGCCGTTGTTGTTGTTGTTCCACCTTGTTGCGTGGACACCACAGTCCCACCCAAAACCCCAAGTACCCCCGGGACCCCCTAGGTACGTGGAGTTAATCTGTCCCCATTACACAAGAATCCCAAAGACCATGGGGGGTAGGGGGGAACCTAAAGATTATCTAAAGGATTATCTCTGTGATTCCCGTCAGAGCCTTTAGATAATCTTTGGTGAATATCATTAATGATAATAACCATAGAAAGAACCCTTAGTCCCTCTAGATAATCCGAGGGAAACCAAAGTAACCCTTGGATTAATATGGCACTCGAAACCGCAACTTATATTTCCCAGTTGGTCGCAGCAAACCCAACTGGCGCTGACCCAATTGCAAATGCAGACGACCATCTTCGGATGATCAAACAGGTCCTTCAGAATACCTTCCCTAATCTTTCAGGGCCGGTCAGTATGAACCAGTCCCAGCTTAATACTGCCATGCCTATTGGCGGCATTATCATGTGGTCGGGAGCTTCTATTCCGTCGGGCTGGGCATTGTGTAATGGTCAAACCGTAGCTCGGTCGGATGGTGCGGGTAATATCACCACGCCTAGTCTCTTGGATAAATTCCCGACCTGCGCTGGTGGCTCTTATGCCGTTGGTGCCACTGGTGGTGTAGCTACGGTAGCCCTGTCGGTCGCGCAACTCCCCCCGCACAACCACACGGCCAACACGGATACCCAAGGGAACCACACCCACCACGTCACCGGTAACACAGGTGGAGCTGGTGCTCACTCCCACTCGCTGCCGAACAACGGCTCCGTACAGGCAGGCTCGGATAACGGTGGCGCTATGTCTCCGGTTTCCACGGGCTACGGCTCGGGCCGCAATCAGAACCCCACGGACCCTGTCGGGGACCACGGTCACTACTTCGAAGTCGACACATGGGCTGCGGGTAACCACGCGCACAACGTCTTCGTTGGCAGCACCGGCTCGGGCGCAGCTATCGAGAACCGTCCTCCGTTCCAAGCCCTCTACTTCATCATGAAGGTCTAAGCACATGGCGCTCGAAACCGCTTCCTACATTTCGCAGCTTGTCCCAGCCAACCCGTTGTCGACAGACTCGGTCTCCCAGTCGGACGATCATCTCCGTCTGATCAAGGTGGCCCTCAAGAACACCTTCCCCAACCTCGATGCCCCGGTGACGGTCACGCCCTCTCAGATGAACAACCCGGTTCCCAAGGGTGTCGTCGTGATGTGGTCGGGAGACATCGGTCTCGTACCGGCTGGCTGGGCGCTCTGTAACGGAGCCAATGGGACTCCTGACCTTCGCAACAAGTTCGTGCTCGGCTCGGGCGATCTGTATGCCCAAGGGTCCTCAGGTGGCTCCGCTACGACTGACATGGCTGGTTCGCACACGCACACGCTCAACTCGGCCACGGCGAACCTCTTGGTCACCACGACCAAGGTGGCTGCTGGTACGGACGTCGATGCGATCACCGCAGTGACCCCTCAGGGCCACACGCACACCGCGAACCTCGTGGGCGACCATCAACACGCTGACCTGCCTCCGTATCTGGCGCTGGCGTACATCATGAAGCTCTAATCAATGCCGACCTTCCCGCTTCGCAAATTGGGAGGCGTGGGGGTCATCACTGACGCAAATCCCTACGACCTTCCGCCGAACGCCTTCTCCGAGGCGAACAACGTGATCTTCGACGAAGAGCGCATCACGCGTGCTCCCGTCTTCAAGCAACTCTTCAACCCGATCCGCTCGGCTCTGTCCTACGACGCAGCCGGGACGATGACCTATGACTCCAACACGAATCCTTATGACTCTGCGGAAGGCGGTAGCTCAATCGCTGCTCGCTTTGTGTCTTCGTATGCCGATCCAATCAACGGCGAGTCGGTCTTCGTATGCGACAACGATGGAACGATCCGTGCCTACCCGGGCAACGCTCTCACGTTCCTCACGCCTCCTTCGGGTCTCGTAACGAACGACAACGTCTGGTCGCATGCGCAGGTATCGAGCTTCTCGTTCCTCACGCGGGCCGGAATGGTCCCTCAGGTGCGCGATCTGCTCGCCGGGGGAACCTATACGAGCCTCGTGGGTGACTGGCCCGCTGCCGATCAGGCTGTGGTCGCTCGTCCGTTCCTCGACTACGTGGTCCTGTTCAACGTCACGAAGGCGGGCAAGAATTACCCCACGATGGTGAAGTGGTGCAATCCGATTCAGTTCGGTGCTGCCAAGACCACCATCAACTGGGACCCCACGAACCCGAACTACCTCGCGGGTGAGAACGTGCTCTCTGAGATGCGTACTCCCGTCCGTGATGCCCTGATGCTCGGGAACACCATGGTGATCTACAACCAGTCCCAAAGCTGGCTGATGGATTACTCGGGGGACACCAACGTCTTCAACTTCCGGCGCTCTAACATTCCCGGGGGTGTGGTCAACACGAACTGTGTGGTCGAGGTCGAAGGCAAGCACTACGTCTTCGGTGAGAACGACATCTACGTCCACGATACCGTGCAACGTGAGTCCGTCGCTGACACCAAGGTTCGCCGGCGAATTTTCAATACGCTCGACCGCAAGAAGCTGGCATCGTGCTTCGTGGTTCACGACTCGGTCGCCAACCTGATCCACTTCTGCTATCGCACGCTGCAGGATGAAGCCTCGTTCTCGAAGGCAGCTTTCTGTAACCAAGCGGCGATCTACAACTATAAGAACGGCTCGTGGTCCTTCATGGATCTCCCGAACATCATCGGGGGTGCTGAAGCGAACGCGCAGCTAGTCAAGAACTCGTTCCCGGATGTCACGGACACCTACGAACTCTACAACACCAGCTACACGGCGTACACGGGCATTCAAGCCAAGATGCCGATCATGCTGTCCGTTGCAGACCAGAACGTAGGCATCACCGACACACGCGTCTTCGCAGTGGACTTGCCAACGGCTGGTCTGGTCAACCTTCCTGCCAACACCGAAGCCCTTAAGACGGCATGGGTGGAACGCACAGGTGTCGACCTCGATGGTCAAGGCTTCTCAACGCTTCGTTCATACAAGCTCATCCAGAGCATGGTCCCTCAGATGTCCTTCGAGGACTCCACAGGAACCTTCGATGTCTCTGTGGGCTGCGCGGACTTGGTGAAGCAGACTCCGAACTACCAGTTCAAGACGAACTTCAACCCGGCGACGGACTACAAAATCGACATGATGGTTGCGGGCCGCTACTTGGCCTACCGAATCTCCACCGACTCGATCAGTAACTTCCAGATCAGCGGAATGGACCTTGATCTCAAATCGATGTCCCGGAGGTAACCATGGTCTACACAACACCCGTCCTGAACTACGTACGCGCCCAACTGCCCGCCAGCGCCCAATCGCAAATCTTGTTCTTCAATGAAGAGCTTAAGAAGATCGAAAGGGCGCTGCAGACACACTCGGTCGCACTAGCTCAAATCGCCACCAAAGTACCTTGATACACCCGAGAGTATGAACATCACCTTCAAACACCTAGACGACGAACAGATGCTCACGGAGACCATGCGCCACCCGCGCATCTACCCGCATATCACTGACGACTCGTGCCCGACCTCAGAGAACTTCGAGGCCAAGATTCTCCCCGGTTTTCTCTATCTCGGGGTGTTTGACGATGACGAGTACCTAGGACTCTTTCTTGTCCAGCAACACAACCTCGTGCTCTATGAAGTGCATACGTGCCTTCTCCCGAGTGCGTGGGGCGCTCGTGCATCAGCGGCTGCGAAAGCGGTCATTCGATGGATGTTCGAAAACACAACATGCCAGCGGTTCATCACTGCGGTGCCCGAGGATAACCCCTTGGCACTGCGGTTCGCCCGCAACGCTGGAATGGTTCGATACGGAGTGAATCCAAAGAGCCTCCAACGTAACGGCATCCTAATCGATCAGACTCTCTTGGGTCTAAACAAGGAATAAAAATGCCAGCAGCAATTCCATTGGCAGCGGCGGCAGTTGGGGCTGCAGGTAGCGTCATGGCCGCGAAGGCGGGCGCTAAGGGTCAACAAGCCAACGCCGAAAACGCCAATGCCCCGTGGAAAGAAGCAGTCCCCTACGTCACCGACGCCTACAAGCAAGGCCAAGGTTTCCTCAACACCGCAACCGCGATGGGGACCAATGGTGCCTATGACGGCCCCCGCGTAGCTGGTCTCAACGGCTACCAAACGAGCGGTGCAGATTCCGCTGGTGATTGGGCCGGTAACCAAGGACAGAACGTAACAGGTGCGCTGTACGACAACGGGATGCAACTCTCGGGTACGGGCGCAGGTTACGGTAAGAACGCTCAGTCGATGTTCGACATGGCTAGTGGGGATCACACCCAACAGTTCCTCGACACGGCAAGCCAGTACGCGAATAACCCGTACGTGGACGGCATCATCGACGCGAACTCGCGCGACGTTGTCCGCAACCTCAACGAAAACCAACTCCCTTCGCTCAACAACGCAGCGGCAGGGACCGGCAACACGAACTCCTCGCGTACCGGAATCGCTGAAGGCATCATCCAGCGTGGTGCCTCGGATCGTCTCGCAGACATCTCGTCGGGCATCCGCAGCCAGTTCTTCTCGCAAGGTCTCAACGCCGCGCAGGATCAATACAACAAGCAGTTCTCGCAAGCCTCAGGTGCCAACGAGCAACTCTCGGACGCCTACAAGACCGGCGCAAGCTCGCTCACGAACGCCCAAGGTGCAAACGGCACGAACTTCGACCAGTCGCAAGCCGCTGGCGGTCTGTACCAACGTCAGGATCAAGCTGGTCTCGATGCAAGCAAGCAGCAGTTCAGCGAGCAGCAGAACAACCAGTTGGACCTCCTGAACAAGTACATGACGATGATCAAGCAAGGGCAGGGCGGTGGTTCTGCGGTCAACACTACGCCCCAGTCTCCGGTTGCCTCGGGTATCCAAGGTGCCCTCGGTGCTGGTCTCGCCGCATACGGTATGAAGGACAAGCTCGGCTTCGGTGCCGACACCACGACTCCGAGTACCCCCGCGAGCTACAACTTCTCGATGCCCAACGCTTCGTCGAGCGGCTCTTTCAACAACTACGGCTTCACCGCATAAGGAGGCTCTATGGCAGTAGGTTTTAGTCTGCCGGATTCCTACGGGATGGCCGGTGGCGCTCTGTATCCGGTGATGAACACGGATATGGATGACGCCGCGAAGAACAACGCAATGCTCATGGCACTCAAGTCGGGACAGTTTCAGATGCCTCAGCAACCTCAGGCTCCTGAACAGGCTCCCATCGATCCCTCGGCAACTTCGGGTGCTCTGATGGGTCCCGGCGCTACGGCGCAAGGTCCTGACATCGGCGCTCTGTATCAGCAAATGAAGCCGCAAGCTCCTCAAGGGTGGCAACCGCCGCCCATCGATCAGCACGGCAACGCAAGCAACGCTGCGATCACTCAGTTGGGCATCGGTCTCCTGAGTGGCAAGAACCTGCAGGAAGGGCTGGCTACTGGTCTCTCGGGTGCCAACAAGGCATACGACGACCGCGTCGCTCTGGACCGTTCGAACTCGATTGAGCAGCACGGTCAGAACTACAAGGACAAGGCGCAGGACCTCGAAGCACAGAAGCTCAACAAGCCGACGGTCACTTCCCTCGGGAACGGCATCGCTCTTCGCACGTATCCCGACGGTCGTCAGGAATTCATCAACTCGTCTGAGTGGGTGGACCGCACGAACGGAAAGATCGAGAAGCAAGGCGAGGTCAAGAACTCGACCAACGACCACTCGACCGGCAACGCAATCACTCGGGACAACAACCGGATCGACCGAACTGCCGAAGCTGCAGCAGGGAAGCCGAACAAGGAAACCGAGAAGG